GGCATGCGGTGATACTCCCGCATGGCCGTCTCGCGTTCAGTCGCAAGCTGGCCCCAGACGTACGAACCGGCAGAGTCTTCCTTACGGCGCAGAATCTCCAACAGTTCGTCATCGTCCATTTTCATTTGATGTATCTCATGCTATGTATCGGCGTTTGTATTCAATGGGCTTCTGTGTGTTGGTGCTGCCTGCGATGGATTCAGCCACGATGGCCATTAGCCCGAAGCTGTCCGCTCCGTGGCTCGACCAATCGTGATCTGGACCAAGCCCGATATCCCGAGCCTCGTCCTTCTTTTCGTGATACCAGCCGATGGCGTCCAGTCCTGGCTGCGTCTTGGGCTCGTTGAACCACATATTGCAGAATAGACGCCTAGCAGCCTCGATACGGGCCTTTGCAGCCCCTTTGCCCTGATTCGGAACAACTTCTACCGCATACCCGGCCTTAATCAGTGCCGACTCATAGGACACGTCGTAAACCTTGTCCTGCGTGCTGCCATCGTGCGGTAGCCATATAGACAGTTTCCCCGGTGCGTAACCTTCTGAGCGCATCCATTCCAGATGCGTAGCCAGTGGCTGGCCTACTGCCTCGTAATAGTTCAGTATGCGTATTTCCTTGCCAACGAACTGAGCGATCCAGATCGTGAAGGCATCCGCCCTTTGCCCCGTCCCGCCAATGTCCACAAAGGCACGCAGTGCAAGCAATGGATCAGGGGCAACCTTGCCTATCCTGCCCTGAGCCTTAGCCTCTGCAAGATTCCTCGCAAAGTAAGCGCCTTCCATCACAGAGGCATAGCCGCCTCCCCAGATGTGGTCGTATTGCTCTGGCGTCATGCGCAAGCAGTCCAACCGCTCTTGCTCTAACACCATGGGAAACCTCGGGTTATCCGACCAATTGGCGCGGACAACTGTTGCGCCTGTGGGAAGTTCTCCCCTTAGCATCATGTCTACAGGGTCTGTCTTTCTGCGTGGATTCCAGCTAAACCACAGTTCTGAGTCTTCAGCCCGGATGGTGGGCCGCAACAACGACAGCGAACGGGCAGACAACGATTGCGCCTCTTCTACCCATGCCCGGTGATATCCCTCTAGCGACTTGATGGATTCCGCGTTGTGATCCTGCATGCCCTGAAACGTGATGATTCCATCACCAGGGGTTTGAATCACTTCGTTGAAAACCTTGAAGCCGTCAGCCTCATTCAGTCCAAACTGTATTAGTTTGTCTTCAAGCAGCCTCTTGGATGATTCCTTGAGGGTTTTCTGCACCTCTCGAATGCTTACTGATCGCAGTCCTTTGTTGCAAAGGCTGTCATCAATAAGCAGTTCAGCGAAGAAATGCGACTTGCCAGAGCCGCGCCCGCCGTGCGCGCCTTTATACCGGCTTGGGTTTAGCAGTGGCGCGAAAACCTTTGGGGTCTCTATCCTGAGAACGGTCACACGATGACCCGCTCAATACGATGAACCATTGCGCCGCTGATCTCAACTTTGCTCGGAGCGTTGAATCCGTGCATCAGGTTCAATTCCTTGATTGCAGCGACGATCTCGTTTGCCTTAGCCTCTGCCCCATCCGCGATGTTTGCGAGCGCCTTGACGCTTCTCTCGCGTGTCCACAAGCCTTTTGACTCTAGCTCGGACTTGAGTGAAGCCACTCTTACCGACACCTTACCGTTTTTCATCAACTCGCAGGCTTTCACGTCGATAACAGCGCTTTTCATGTTTTCTGCGCTGTAAGCAGATCGGTACGCATCCGCTTGAGTCATGCCACCCGCTACAGCTTGCGCGAACGCTTCCTGTTTTGCTGTGAGTGTCATGCGAGTTCCTTCGGATTGTTCGCCAAGTTAGTGCGCACTCCCGCGCATGGGTTGAGGAGTTCAGTCTCGCCATGCCTTTGCTCGTAGTGCGGAGCTGCTGTTAGATGTAGGCCACTGAGAGCAGCGCTGGCCTTAGCCTGATGCGCCGATGCCTTTAACCCTGACGGGCCATGAAGTGGCAACTGCTGGCGCAGAGCAAGCGGTTTTGTGTCGGCTATTCCTGCGCAAGCAGGAAATATCCGTCTATTGACATCCGAACAATACACTATTTGCTAGTTGCTGTCAAACTTTGCCGCAATCTATCAATCACCATGTCCCGCGCGTCGTCTGCCAGTGCGATCATTTCTACCCGCGTCAACCCAAGATCGCGGCGCACGGCATTGACTGGCACCCACGGCCACACGTACAGCCAACGTAGGATCGCCCGATGCTTGTCGGGCAGTCTCGCCACCGCGCGCTCGGTTTCGCTGGCCTCGATGGTGTTGATTTGCGCCTTGATCTCTGGCATGTGCCACTGCCAGGCGTGGGAGCGGTACTGCCGGAACATCGGCTGAACTTTCCAGGCTTGGGGCCTTACTGTTACCCATGCTGCCCATTGCTCCAGGCGTAGGTTGATGGCGTCATGGCGTGCAGCGATGCGCGAAAAGTCGTTTTTGTCGTTCCTCATGCTAGCTGCGGCCCTTTGTGAACTCCGCAAGCACTTGCCAGCCTGTTTTGAGATCGTTCCTGATGCGAGCATTACTCACATATCCTGATGCAGTGCGGCCACTGATGCCAAGCGTTTTTCCGATTTGCTTCAATAGCATGCCGTCTGCCAGCATCTGCAGCACCTGGCGCTCTCGGGGTTGTAGTTTCAAGCTCATGCAAGCCTTTCTATGGTGTCAGCCAGCCAATCAAGCTCTGTCTGCTTCCTGGCTCGCATGCGTGATTTGTCTCCGTGCACCCCGTATTTGCCGGTATGGCAAGGCTCGCATAGCGGTACAACCAGGAAGTTGCTTGCCCGCTGCGCCATTCCCTGGCCGTCTCGAATGTGATGCACTTGCACGCCGAACTGTCCGCAGCAGGCGCACGGTAGGCTGGCTACCCGGCCCATGTAGTCGCGTTCGGCTCGGGCGGTCATTGTTCGGTAGGAATATCGCCACCGTTGCCCAGGCGCTTCTGCCCCATCCCAACAATCTTCCCAAAGTCATGCCCTGCCGCCTTCGCAGCCATCGCGGCCTTAGCCCAATTGATTTCTGTCTGCACGGACTCGTTCAGCACCTTCATATTCGCAGCGAAGGCCATCGCGTGATTCACGCCGATGTCTCCATTGTTCAGCCTCACGATAGTGTCCAAAATCATGCGGCGTTGGTCGCCAAACGTTGCAAGCTCGTTGATATTCATTTCTTTAGTTCCTTCAGTTTTAGTTTCAATATCCTCAACTCAACTTCAAGAGGTTTGTGAACCCTGTTAGGGTTTTTTATCCCATTGATGAACCCGCAAAATTCAGCCATTCCTTGCTCGTTATTTGTAAATGGCGGTAATCCTTGAATCATTCCGCACCTTGCCGCGTCTTGGGTTTCAATGCTGCCCCGCACAGACCTTAATACTGTGTTTATTGCGTCTGTCATGTTGTTGGTTTTGCAAAGCGCCAACTTCAAACCGTACTCATAAACGTCGTCAGGCGAAATCCATCTATCTCGACTTATTCTTTTTAACGCCCTATAGATCCTGTTAGAGAGAGGAAGATTCATAGCAACCCCTTCGATGCACGCCACTTCATGTAAGGCCCACGAATCAGCCTGTTAAACCGCTCTGCTGCCGCTGGATCGTGATCAAGCTCGCGCCTACTTTCGATTTCGCAAAGCGCATACAGACACAACGTCGCGCCGCTTTCATTTGGTGCTGCGTTGTCGGGATCGGTTTCTAGCCACGCTTGAAACGTCTTGTCGGCACACCACATACCCGCCAGCTTTGCCAGCGCGCCGCCTTTGGGCTCATGTATAGTTTCGTTTGATTTCTGTACATGTTCGTCGGACGTGTCTAGTTTTTCATCTTTCTTTGACATGTACCCGACTTGCAGCGCCGCAATCGCTGCAGGTGTACCTGGCGCAGCGAACAGGCGGAAGGCGTCTTGTGCATTGTCTGGCTCAATGTCGAAGCTAATACGCAGCGTGCCGTCTGCCATCGTCTTGAGGCTTACGCTTGAACATGGAATAGCGCTCATACCGCCCCCCGATACGGCCACGCCACAGCAGCGGCGTCAATAGGCTCTTTCGAGATATAAAAGCCTTTGCAGAGAGAAACTTGATTTCTTTTGAGCCTCTTGGCAACCGCAGATATATCAATACCCA